GGCCTTTGATTTCTCCCAAGCGGCTTTGTTTTTTGGCTTGGGTATCTTTCCATTTCGAACGAACGAGAACTGTTTTGGTTGCATGATTACGTCGCATAGGGCGTCTGGAAACTTTGGAGATTTCATGCGATTTACCACGACGCGGGCTATCATTCTCTGGCCGTGTTCGCTTTCTCCACGGGCTTCGAAGTATAGGGTTAGCGCTAGACAGGTTGCGGCAATCACAGAAACTGCGCCGTTATAGTCACGCCGATAAGTATGTATGCCATCAGCGTGACCCACCATATTAGGCTTTTCATTTCTTAAACTTCTTCTTCGTTCGCAATGCGAGGTATTGAAACTTAAATTTCCCTAGCTTTTTCTGAACCAGTTTAACCATTCCACCTTCGTAGGCGTAGAGGGCGTTGTGCTTATGTTTTCCGGCGGCGAACTCACCTACGTGGTAGATTATGGTGTCTCCCTGCTGGGTGTTTTCTAGGGCGTTATCGAACCCGTCTTTTGCCAATTTATGTGAGATATCGTAAATCATATTTTCTTTCCTGCTTCTCTTAAACTTGAAACGAACGTTCTTAATTCTTCTCTTGCGATGAAAAGATTGCGGTCAACGTTTAGGGCGTTGGTTTCCGCGACTTCGCCCGTTCGATATTTGTCTTCTTGGAACCTATCCACTTGCTTTCGCAACCATTGCAGTTCGTTCTCTTGGAACGGCGTTAGTTTTTGTTCAGAAAGTAGGCTCATAAAATTCTCCCTGTCTTGCTAGATTTTCAAAGTGCCGCAGTCGGCGGTCTACGGATGCGGTGTCGAGATCGTTCCATTGTTTTTCGGAAAGCTCGTCCCTTAGTTTTTTGATTTCTTTCACCACGTCTATCAGGCGTTCATCATCCATTAGTGCATGCTTCCTTTTGTTATTTTATCTAGGAAGGCGTCTGCATCTTCTACCGCGTCTGTTGCATCTTCTTCGCACTGGTGCAGTTCGAGCATTGCGGTTGTTTGAGCGACGACCAGCGGCCAGAGGTGCGAGAAGTTATATAGGTTGATGATGTTTGCTATGATTGCAGACATTGTTGGGGGCGACATTTCTTTTGGACAACTTTCCAAAATTTTATTAATGGTTTTTTCTACTTCTTCCATGGTTCCTCTCCTCCGGTATGTTTTAGTTTAATCGGTTTCCTCATCATCTTCCAAGTTAATTTTCCCCGATCCGTTGCAATCTTCGCAGGCCAGCCATTCGACATACAACTCACCTATGTCACGTCCGAAGTTCGCGGGCCGCGGCACGTCGGTTTCGACCTTACCTTCACCGCCACATTGGCTACATTCTTTTTGCCTAGTTTCTTGGAGCGCGGCGAGTGCGGCGAAGTTATCGAACTGCTGTTTCAGCGGTATGCCCAACGGTATTTCTTTCCACTTAGCCATTATGTTTGTCCTCCGCTTCGTTTCGTCGGCGTCATTAACTCGTTATAATTTTTCAAATCTGTACTGCGCATGAAGTCTATCAATTCAATAATGTTGAAGGCGCTTGATCTTTTTATCAGTACAGATTTGGTTACTATGCCTCTTTTAGTTTTAACGTAATTTGCCCCAACCTCCAAAAAAGTTTCCCCTCTATCTTTAAGGACTTGGATTATACCTTTTCTGCAATTTGCAAACTCTCCAGAATCACTTGCTTTCCGTATTTTATTTTTTGTTTTTATTTGATCCGTAACTTTGGATACGTTATTCATAACTTCACTGATAAGTTCGGACTTATCAGAGGCCAAAAGTTTATTTATTTTTTCTGCAAGTAGATGTCCTTTATGCGTAATAACTACTGTTATCATTCTGCTGTCTTTTTCGCACCTAAACATGTGTATCAAACCAGCTTCTTTAAGATTTTTTGCAGATCTGTGAACCTTCGCTTGCGGCAAAGATAAAGCCTTTTGTAAGTCGTTGAGGTTCATTTGCTCAATTGTTTCGTAAATAAAACTAAAAGCAATTATGTGATCCGAATGTAATCTTGCCTTCAGATCAACAAACTGTTCCTGAAACAGCATATTTATCTTTATAAGATTTAACATCACCATCTACTCCCGAACACTTTTGCAAACACTTCGTCCAACAGACGATCCATATCTTGACTACTCATTTTCAGCATATCCATAAAAAAGTTAAAGTAAAAAATACAATAGTTCCGCCCACGATAATACCGCAAGCAAAACCAATCAACGCGGCGAAGTCAGTGAGGTTCATGCGGCCTCCTTAATAAACTTGTTTACCTGTAACCACTTTTCGTGGCTAAAATGTTGACCCGACACAAAGGTATGACCGTTTTCAGACATCATGGCTATTACGCGCCCTAAATCAAAACGCTTGCGCCTGTTGTTCCAGAAACAACAAATGTAGCCTGAGTTATAAGATGTGCCGTCTACGCGGCCCAAAACATATCGTTCGTTACCGCTTTTCGTTAAGACCTTTACGCCTGCAAACTTACCGTGTTGCCAGCCAAGAACCCGCTTTACCATGTCCCTATCAAGCATCTTTAAGCCTTTCCTTTAAATAGGATTGAAATTGATTGCCACTGAGATGGCGAACTAACTCTAACTTAAAATCTTCAAGCGCTTTCTCAATGTCGTAATCAATTAGGATGGCATCTACTTTTTCAATCACATATCGAACTTCGATACGATCCTCGCCCAATTTATCTAAATCCCATTTAGCCATTACGCTTCCTCCATTTCAACTAACTACATCTTAGGCTCAGTATGGGATAATGTCAAGCTGTTTAGTTTATCGCTCAATTCTTCGTTCTCCAGCCAAAGAACTTCGTGCAACCAATCTAAGTAATCTGCGGCGTCGGTCAACATTTGTGCGGCCTCTGGTTCGAGGTATCCGTCTTTTAAAATTTTAGCGGAAAGTATTCTAAGATCAAATGTAGCGTCCATACGAAAAAACCCTCAGTCAGGACATTTGACCAAGGGTTTTAACGGTTGTGCTTTTTTAAACATTTGGAGAATGTCTAAGCTATTTGTACGCGACTTTATGGGATGCGTCAAGCGCTTTGTCTTTATTTTTTAAATAAACGTCAAACATAATTCTCAGTTGACCGCTTATCGTTCTTCCGTTGACTACGGAGTGTTCTTTGATTTCCTTGTAAACCTCAATGGGCACAAGAACGCTTTTCCATTTTGTAGTATCCATTGGGCTAACCTTTTTTGCGTTTTCACGAAGAGCATATAGGAGTTTATGGGAACTTACAAGAAAAAACCCTTTTGTCGTTGTAGTGTCATTCCTAGCCGGACAAAAGGGCAGTTAAAAGTGGTTTGCGCCAGTGAGCAGTGCGCTAGAAGCCATCCTAAATAGCTTCACCCCAGCTTGGACCCACTTCAACATCACATTTGCTGGGGATTTCTAATGCTACCGCGTTTACCATTATGTTTGCAATAGTTTCCGCTTCTTTTCTGTCTTTTACTGACATGCAAAGCTCATCATGCACTTGAAGCATTGGAAGATACCCTTCTTTGTACAAATCGACCATAGCTTTCTTTGTCATATCCGCGGCGGACGCTTGGATCAGTCTGTTCAGCGCTTTATAGGTGTAAGCCCGCTTTAAACGGCATGTTTCACCATATTCTAGGATTGCTTCTTGGTAAGGCATGGCTTTTGTCATCTCGAAGGAGTCTGGCTCCCAAAGATTGAACCTACACTTGCGCCCAAGGATGGAACTAATCGCTCCACCGCTTGCTTTGCTGTTCAAACGGTTTGTGACGCCCGTCATCAGTCCTTTTACGAAAGGTACGCGGTCATGGTACTGCTTAACGAGATTTTTGGCCTCTGCTGTCTCAATATCTAGCTGGTCTGCCAGTTTTGCGACGCCCATGCCGTACATCATGCCCAGATTAATAGTTTTTGCTTGTTTTCTAGGAATGTCCGCCATTTCTGCCACCATTGTGTGAAAATCCATGTTCGGATCTTCTCGGTAGCTGGTTACAAACTCATCCACACCTCTTAAAGGCACGTCCCTGCTTTTTCCGTAGACATGAGCGTAGTGGACCAAGATCCGCGGTTCCTGTTGCGAGTAATCTATTGACGCCCACTGTTCTCCCTCTTCTGGAAGGAACAAAGACCGGATCAGTGGACCAATTTCGGGATCGCGGGCCGGGATTTGCTGTAGGTTGGGATTATTCATAGAAAAGCGCCCAGAAACCGTGCCGCCATCGTCGCCTCTGATCTGATTGATGTGCGAATGCACTCGACCGTCTCCGTGGCAGAATTTTAGGATGTTATTGATAAAAGTTCCGCTGGTTTTGTTTAAGCTACGCGCTTGAACGATTAATTGCGGTAATTTCTCGGTATGGTCTGCCAAAAACTGCTTTTTAAACGACGGCGCACCCTTTTCTGTCTTTGGGTACGGTATGGAGAGGTCATCGAAGGCTTTTGCTATAGAATTTGCCGCCCATATCTCTACATCTCTGCCAACTAGAGTTTTTATGTCTTTGAGGACTAATTTCTCTCGTTTTAGGATCGCGTCGCGCGTTCTTTCGGTTTTGTCCATATCCACGCGAACACCGCGCCATGTCATGTTAACCAAGCATGGCAGTAGGTCTAGCTCTAGGTTGACAATATTCCAAAGGTTCTGCTTGCCGATCTCTACTTTTAGATAGTTCCAGAGTTGCAGGGTAACTTCGGCGTCTGTCTGGGCGTAGGGCCCAACATACATTGCGGGCATTTTCCACATGTCGGCCTTGGGGTCAAAGCCGAACTCGCTGGCGGCTTGCCGGAGTAAGCTTTCGTTCTTTGCGAGCCCCAGATACTCAAAGGCAAGAGAGTTTAGTGCGTAGGAGAATTTGTTCTCATCTAACAGGGACGCGACTACCATCGTGTCGATGATCCGTCCGTTTATCTCAAAGCCCATGCGTTTGATCCAGCCCACGTCGTACTGTGCGTTGTGCATGATTTTGTCAGCGGGGCAGTCGAAGACTTTCTTGAGCCAGCGATTGACTATCTTTTCGTCTAAGTTTCCACCCCCACGGTGTCTTGTGGGAATGTAGCCAGCCCAATCGGCGGTAGCGACGGCATAGCCGACCACTTCGCCATCTCCAACAGCCCAACCGGGGCCGTTCTTTTTTATGTTGGGGTCTCTTGTCTCTACGTCGATGGCAATAGTAGTTGCCCCGGTAAGATCAGGTAACTCGGCTGGGGGAACCCATTCTGAGTTCAAGGAGGGGCTGGCTATTTTCAGCTTCATTTATTCATCTTTCTTTTTGTTGCTTCAACTTCTCTCAGCATTCCAACGTCTATGCCGAGATTATCAAGTTCTTCGCTTTTTCCAGAAAACTCTCCCCCAAGAGCGCTATACCCAACTTTATCCAACCAAGAGTCCTCATGGTTTATGGTTTGCAGAAGGCGGGCTGTCTTTACCCAATCCATCATCAAAACAACGTGCTGTTCTGTCAGGTAGCCGTGGCTTATCAAAGCGCCGTTCATTATGACATTCCAGCCATTTGCTATACGACTGTGGTTTTCAAACGCATCGCCGTAGTCCTTGGCGCGTTGTCCGTTGATAAGTTCGTTTGCCTTATCTAAAATTTCATCACGTTTCATTGTAGCGACTCCTTTTTCCACGGGCATACTTCTTTTTATTTCCCTCTTGCCGGAACTTTTCTTGTATTAAGTTTATCGGTCCATCAAGACAACTTGGGGAGTAAACTAACACCAGCGAATTACACTTAGGACAGGAGAGGTTAGTGACCATGCTGTAATCCTCGTGCATACATTCAACGTCTTCACCCTCGTTTGCGGCTATTCCTGTGGAAAAGCTTTCCACGTCACAGTCGTGATCGCCGCCCCAAATAAGCTCTGTCTTGCAATGCCAACAGTTCATAAATCATAACTCCTTGTGAAGTCTTGAGGTTCAACGATAAACAGGCTTTGTTTAGCGCGGGTTACGCCCACATAGAATACGCGGTGCGTGTCGTCTGGGTTAACATTCATTTGTTCTTCTGCGGCGGGCGATAGGTCCGTGAACAACACAACGTTGTCCGCCTCTCCGCCCTTTGCCCCGTGAATTGTTGACACGGTTATGCGTGGCTCGCCGTTAAAGCGTTCGCCGCGTCGAAGCATTGCAATGATGTAGGCTCTGTCGTTCTCTGGAAGTCTGTCCATAGCAACGTGCCAAACCATATCTTCTGTAGCTAGAAGCCCGTGGGCCGCGGTCAGTGTTTCGAGGGTTACGAAGTCTGTATCTTCGACGGCGGTCAGGGTTTTAAAGCCTCTTTTCACGCGGTCTTTAGTTGACATGTAGCTGTATATTTTACGCGCTACGGCTCCTGTGATTTCTTTGCCTTTGCGCAGTTGCTCCCAACCATTAACGGCGTCGGATATCTTTTCGGATATGGAGCGATGGCCGCGATTTATGAACAGGTATCCGGAGGACCGGAGTTCTGTGGCTACGGGCTGTAGTTGGTATCCGGCTTGGGCGAGGATGAGCCACGATCCTTCTGACATGTCGATCTCTTCGACGCTAAATATTCGGCGTATTGAGCCGTATTCATCGACCTTTGGTTTGTATTCTTTAAGGAAGCGCTTACCGATACGGGACACGACCCGTTCTGCCAGTTCGTGGATTAGGAAGGGAACGCGGTAAGACTGTGACAGGGTTTCTGACCCGCCGTCCAGCCCGATAAAGTGGTCTACATCTGCGCCTGCCCAGCGGTAGATGGCTTGGTCATCGTCGCCCGCGCAGTACATTCTTTTTGATCGTTCGTCTAGGATGTGCGCTATGTCCCATTGTAGAGGGGAAAGGTCTTGCGCTTCATCTACAAAGCATAGGTCAAAGTTAGGACAGTTATACTGACCCTCTTTAGGAAAACTTTCCAGCATATCGGTGAAGTCGAACAACTCCATGTTTTCTTTGTAGCTGGTTAGGCACTTGTCCACGTAGGTTACAATATTCCACTCTATTTCAATTGGTGTTTCGTTGTACTGTTGGCGAAGCGGTACTTTGCGCATTCGGGCAAGGTTAATCAAACCCAAGATAGGGTCTGTTGCTTTGGTCATATCTGGAAGATCGTCCGCAAAGTTATTGGTACGTGCTACGTTTAACTGTACTCCCATCTCTTTGGAGAGTTCTCTATAGTTTTCGTCTTGCATCACTTGTTCGGGGCGTATGTCAGAACAGGTTAAAGCAAGACTATGCAGTGTCCGGAAGTAGAACAGGTCTTTCTTGGGATCTAACCCAAATCGTTTCGCGGCACGTTCTTTTGCTTCGTTGGCGGCTTTACGAGTAAAGGCTAGGAAAGCAATGTTCTTTGGAGCAACGCCCTTTTGAAGAGCGTCATCGACCATATTAAGAAGTCGTGTCGTCTTCCCCGTTCCCGGTGGGCCGAATATTCTGAACACTGGTCCTGTCCTTTCTGTATATCTGCCAGACGCGCTGTTTGCTTATTTCAAACAATTTAGCGACGGCCGTCTTTGTCATGAGTTGCTCTTCAATCAGTCGAACGATCTCTAAGTTTCTTTTACTTGGCGGTGGTCTTGTCAAAACGGGCTCTCCTGTTTTGGAGTAAAGTCTGGAGTTGTAATATCTATGTCTCCGACCTCGAAGGCGGGTATCTGCCAGACGCGCACTGCGCGGCCTTTAATCTTTAGAACCGTGCTGTCTCCGTTTATGTCACGAAGGCGTTGGGCAATGCGGTGGGACTTATACTCAAAGAACTTGTTCTTCTTTAGAAAGTTCTCAAAGTCTTTTAGGCGGAAGTAAGTTACCATTGCGTCCTCATCGGTCCAAGGGCGGCGGAGTAAGATCTCTTCTTTATCTTGCGCCTGCTGTAGGAAGCGACAGAACTCTTCGAGGTAATCGTAGAACTGTCCGCTAACACTGGCATCCACTGCGACTTCCATGATTGCGCTTTCGTTCTCGCGCATTTCGGTAAGCAGGGAACTGATCCGGCCTTCCCACTGTTGCTTTGCGGCGCTTCGCGGCATGAAGTTCAATTGCTCCATGCAGGCTTTTTGAAACATGGGCTGGCTCATCAGGGCGTCAGTGTCTAGCTCCAGAGGCTCGCCGTTTACATCCATAAACCAGACAGGCGGCGTTGAGTTGTACTTCCGCAGATTTGCTACCGTGGCGTTTTGCACGGCGGAGCCGATACCAAACTTACGGGTCTGGCATAGCTCCTTGTTACAGTGCGCGTTGATCGGCGCGTCGCTACAGCGGTAGGCATATTCTTTGCGCTCAAGCTGTTTTGCAACGACTGTGACTTCGCTTAGAGGCAACGGCGGCTCAAAATACTGCATGTTGTAAGTAAGGATCTCTGTCTCCCAGCTATCTGGGAACGCTTTGCGTAGATACACGCCGATATTAAACAGGCCGTTGTTGCGCCCACCCTCAGATATTTTCTCTTTAATCAGGTGTTGCAAGCAGGGCGGGCCGTCTCGCATGGGCGTAGTTTCGGATGCCTCGGTTATTTGTAGCTTTTGTATTTGCTCTGGCGTTTGGACGTGCGTTTCGTAAAGGTTGTAGAACTCTTTTAGCGTGGCTGAAGTGCCGTCATCTAGGATGCCGTAGCGTAAACCATCCTCTGAATTATAGTAGGGCAGGTTTAGAAAGTTGCCTACATCTCCACGATCTAGGTGTAGCTTTATCTGCTTTGGAAATACTTCGCTCTCGCCGTAGCCCAGCGCGGCGGCAATACTTTTCAGAGACTTCTGCATGTCCCGTGCTTCTACCCAATCCTTACAGAAGAGGAAGCAGTGCGCCCCACCAGACTTTGATCGGCATACAACGAGCGGAAGTTTTAGTTTTCTAATCTTTTCTAAAAGAACCTTGTGGTCCAGCGGATACTGGTCAATATCTACACAGCCCCACTTGCACATGTTATCTGCGTTAATCGGTATGATCCCGATAGAGTTGCCCTTACCAGAGAGGTGGCCCTCCCAAAGTTCCGCGGTCCGCGTTTCACGAACGATGCCTGCCTTACCTGTATTCTTACCGTTAGACTGAGTTTTTTCCACCCGATATGTGCCGTAAGCTTCTTTTAATCCATCAAAGATAGATGAGAACTTTTTAACTGTCATGGTTATGTCCTTGTGGTGGGGACTGCCGAAGCAGCCCCCTAGTAAAACTTAAAACGGGATGTCGTCTGAAGCGCTTTTGTCTTCGTCGTTTTGATGTTTTACAATCACATCGCCCGTAAGCACACTTTCGGAGAAAGACTTTGCTTTGGCGTAAACGTCGGCATCTTGCACTGGGTTTTCGCGGGACATTTCCCAACCGTGCCAGCTACCTTTAGAGTTCTCTTCGGCTTCCGCTTTGATACGGTAGACGTGAGAGAAGCGGGGTGGTGTGAACGGACCGTTCTTACCCTGCATTGTCACTGACTGAATCATGCTGTTCCACTTACGGCTTTTCTTTAGCTGTGTGGACTTCATTGCAATCAGCGCAGTTTCTGTTGAACCGTCTTCGTTGACGATCATAACGTAGTGCTGGTGAGTTTCTTCGATGTAATCACCGTCACCGCCGACAACGTAGTTTTTGTTATCTTCTTTGCTACGCTCAGTCTTTGGCATAGCCGGATCATTTGGCTTATACACATTCATCGGTGCGCCCGTACCAGAACCCCTTGGGACCCACTGAATGAACACGCGCTGATAGGCACAAGGTATTACACTAACACCCTCTTTGCCGCTGATTACAGCGCCCGTGACAGTGTTGTAGATGTCACCTTTGCGAGCGGTTTCGTGTGTGTCGAGTAGAGAGTCTAGTCCGCTCAACAGTTTGAGAAACGGTAGAGCAAGATCATCTGATCCTACGTTTTCGTTACCCGCGCCTGCGTCGGCTTCAAACATAGACGCATCAAATGTTGCCACGTCTGATTTACTCGGTTTCGTTACTGCATTCGCCATTATTTTGCTCCTTTAATGATAGCACGTTGACCTACAAAGGCCCCAAAAAGTTCCATTGGAAATTCGTCTCCAGCTTCTACACGTTCCCGTACAAAAGCTTTTAGTGTGCCCGAATGGATGCTTTCATTTTGATCCGCCGGAAACCCTTCTTTAGAAGCAAACGCTTTAAAGGCGCTGGCTTGGTCATCTTCCCCACGACCAAACTCGCAAGAAACAACATTCTTAATAATATCGTCGTAGCCATTATCCCGCAACCAAGTGTAGGCAGTGAGCCTATTGGCAACTAGGATGCTGGCTCCATATGTAGGCTTTACGTCTACAGTAGAACCGTCATCTAATGAAAACGACGATAGCCCTAGCTCCTGCATAGCAGAAGGCAGTTCTTCGTCAGTTAGCTTTAGCAAGTCTTTCTTCCGAGATTTAAGATCATTTTCGATCTTCTCGACTTCCTGTTGCGCTGATCGTATTTTTCGGGCTAGGGTAGAGATTCCACCGAGATTGCCCTTTTCGATGGAAGATGCGACGTTCTTTTCAAAGTCGGACTCCATCATAGATAGTATATCATTCATGTTTTTTTCTCTTTCGCTGTTAAAGACCTTTTTATGGCCTTGACAAACACGCTTATATTCTCATAAGATCGTATAGTCAAGCTTCAAAAGGATAAAACTTTGTATAAGTATAAAACTGAACCCTTCGACCATCAGCTTAAAGCATTAGACGATTCGTGGGACGCGAGCTTCCATGCGTATTTTATGGAGATGGGCACTGGAAAGAGTAAAGTTGCCATAGACAACATAGGCATTCTTTTTGAAAAGGGCGAGATTAAAGCCGCGCTGATTGTTGCACCTAAAGGCGTGTATGACAACTGGGCGCTTGGGGAAATACCACTGCACTTACCAGAGCGCATTGAACGTAAAATAGTAAGTTGGACGCCTTCTTTAAGCAAGAAGTTTTCTGCTGAGTTGGAAGACTTAGTTATGGAAGACTACGACGGGCTAAAGATCTTTGTAATAAACGTAGAGGCGTTCTCCTCTCCCAGAGGTGCGCGAGCGGCGGGCCGTTTTCTTGTGCAGAACCCTGACAATATGATGATCGTAGACGAAAGCACGACGATCAAGAACCGCAAGGCCCAGCGCACGAAGAACTTAATGGTATTGACGAAGTACAGTAAGTACCGCCGCATACTCACTGGTTCTCCTGTGACCAAGAGCCCAATGGATTTGTTCAGTCAGTGCAACTTCTTAGACCCTGCCGCGCTGGGCTATAACAGTTTCTTTGCTTTTCAGAACCGTTACGCTATAGTGCAGAAACGTGTTATGGGGGCGCGTAGTTTTCAAGAAATAACCGGATACCGCAGGCTAGATGAGTTGAACGAGCGTTTGTTTAACTTCTCCACCCGCGTGTTAAAGGAAGACTGCTTAGACCTCCCCGAAAAGATTTATACTCGGCGCAACGTAGAACTGACGGACGAACAGGCCAAGGTCTACACTCAAATGAAAAAGCTGGCTTTGGCCCAACTTGAGAACGGGGATCTTGCAACTACAGAAAGTGTGTTAACGCAGATCATGCGCCTACAGCAAATTTGTTGCGGCTTCTTCCAGCCTGATGTTGGAAAGATACAGCCGCTAAAGAACAACCGTCTGAATGAGCTAACAAGCATTACAGACGAAATATCAGGGAAGGCAATCATTTGGGCTTCGTACACTTACGACATTCAACAGATTTGCCAGACCCTGCGCGACCGTTTCGGGCCCGATTCGGTCGCACTTTATTACGGAGCAACGCCACAGGACGAACGGCAAGAGATCGTTAATCGGTTTCAAGACGAAGACGATCCTCTGCGTTTCTTTGTGGGACAACCCAAGACGGGTGGCTACGGGATTACCCTGACCGCCGCCAATACTGTCATCTACTACAGCAACTCCTATGATCTGGAGATACGACTACAGTCCGAGGACCGCGCTCACCGGATTGGGCAGAAGAATGCGGTGACGTATGTGGATTTGGTGTCACCCAACACGATAGAT